GGAGGAGCAATGCGCCTACGGCATCGAATGGGACACCACCGTGTCGTCGCCCCTTTGCACCCGTATCGGCAACATGGCGCTACATCGCTCCCTGCCCGTGCAGAGTTTGATGAAAGGGTGCATCCTTTCCGATGAGGGTTCGGTCGTCGAATACTTGACCCCGACGAATTGGCTGGCGCACACCCGCGACGGTTCCATCGGGCAGGTCATGGTGGAAATCCCGGCCCACTATCGAAAGTTTGAAACTGACGGAACGAAACGCCGGGCATGGTTGAGCCTGTACCCGCTGCCCGGCTACCACGCCGTAAGACGGAAATATATGTCCGCATACGAGGCGACTGTGCAGCGCAGCACCAGCAAATTGTGCTCCGTTGTCAATATGGACGCCGATTATCGTGGCGGCGGAAATCAGACGGCATGGGACGGAACATATCGCAGCGTGCTTGGACGGCCCGCAACAGCCATTTCCCGCACGAATTTTCGCAATTATGCCCGTAAACGCAACCCCAACACTACCGAATGGAATTGCTGCGATTACAACGCCTACAAAGACGTGGCGTGGCTGTTTTACATCGAATACGCCAACCTGAACAGTCAGGCGGCATTCAATGCGGCAAAAGATGCCAACGGATATGCGCAAGGAGGTTTGGGAAACGGTGTAACTACAATGCCGGATTGGGGCGGTTTTAACGGAACATATCCGTTCGTCCCTTGCGGACATTCCGACGGGTTGGGGAATTTTTCGGGCGAGGTCGCATATGTCATTCCGAATGCGGATGGCGGGACATGGGCAACCATATATGTTCCCCGTTATCGCGGCATCGAGAATCCATTTGGGCACGTCTGGAAATGGTCGGATGGCATCAACATAGCTATCCAATCCGAGGCCGACGGCGGAGCCAGCAAAGTGTATGTATGCGACGACCCCGCGAAATACTCGGACAGCGGATATACGGGGTATTCCCTGCGGGGTGAGGAGGCCCGTACCGAGGCGTATGTCAAAGAAATGATTGTCGGCGAATTTGGCGAAATCATCCCCTCGGTAGTTGGCGGAGGTTCCACGACGTTCTGGTGTGATTACCACTATACCAACATCCCGGCGTCGGGCACGGCCCTGCGCGGTGTGCTGTTCGGCGGTCACGCGAATTACGGCGCGTATGCGGGCCTCGGCTCGGCGAGCTCGCATTACGCCCCCTCGGCTACGTATGCGGCTGTCGGGTCGCGCCTTTGCTTTTTACCAGCGTCGGCGTAACGCGGCACACAAATAAAGGTAGGTTGCTCTTGCGGTGTGCTGTTCGGCGGTAACGCGAATAACAGCGCGAATGCGGGCCTCGGCTATGCGAACTCGAATTACACCCCCTCGAATACGAATGCGAATGTCAGGTCGCACCTCTGATTTTCAATGGTTGAAATTATAAATACCGAGCAACAGCCTTGCCTCTTGGCAAAAAACAAAAAACCACAAAAAGGTGCTGGTAGGCGCAAGCCGACGGCTCCAAGTATGAAAAGCAAACTGCGATGAAAAGGATTGGAAACCTATACGAACGGATAATATCCCTTGAAAACCTCCGCCTCGCCGATGAAAAGGCAAGACGCGGTAAGGTGAACACGTATGGCGTCCGCCTCCACGACCAGAACCGGGAGGAAAACATCCTCAAACTCCATGAATCGCTCAAAAACAAAACATTCAAAACATCTGAATACGAAACATTTACAATCTACGAACCCAAAGAACGGTTAATATTTCGGCTGCCGTATTATCCCGACCGCATCATGCACCATGCAATTATGAATGTGCTGGAACCCATATGGGTTTCTGTTTTCACGGCAGACACGTTTTCCTGTATCAAAAAACGCGGAATCAATGGCGCTATGCGAAGCGTCAAAAAGGCTCTCCAAGATGTCGAAAACACACAATATTGCCTCAAAATAGACGTGCGGAAATTCTATCCGAGTATCGACCATGATGTTCTCAAGCAGATTATCCGCAGGAAAATCAAATGCAAGGACACCCTCGAATTGCTCGACCAAATCATTGACAGCGCCGACGGTGTGCCCATCGGGAATTATTTGAGCCAATATTTTGCCAACCTGTATCTCGCGTATTTCGACCATTGGGTGAAAGAGGAGGCCGGGGTGAAATATTACTTCCGGTATGCCGATGACATGGTGTTCCTGCATCGGGATAAAGCCTTTTTGCATGGGTTGCTCGTTCAAATCAACGATTATATGCAATCACAGCTCAACATATCGCTCAAAAGCAATTTTCAGGTGTTCCCGGTCGATGCTCGCGGCATTGATTACGTGGGATATGTTTTCTATCATACCCATACTCTCATGCGGAAAAGC